ACTATCCATGACGTTCTGGGCAGAGGAAATCAAACATCACTAGATCTGCAGGTATCTACACTCAAAGCAACTACCTTCTCATCTACCACAGCATCCACAAATCTCATTCTGTCAGGAAACAATATTGTTTCTCAAGCAGATTTTAGAGTTGGTACAATCGACACCTCTCTGTCAAATGACTATGGTGTTAGAGCAAATGCTGACGGTGAAGTTATTATCAACCACGCACCAACTAATGGTGGTTTAACTATAAAGTCTGGTGGCAACTCTACGTTCACTGTTGACAATCTCGGCAGATTAAACGGTGTTGTCAAGTTTGTAACTTCTGATGGTAATGCTGGACAATCTTTGACCACAGATGGAAATGGTCAACTGTATTGGGGCGAAGGTGGTGGAGCTAACGTCGAGGTTAGTGACAATCCTCCAGCAGGTGCTGCTAGTGGAGACATGTGGTGGGAGAGCGATTCTGGTCGCCTCAAGGTTTACTATGACAATGGATCAAACCCAGCAGCGTGGGTCGATGCATCTCCACCACTAAAAATCGATGCTCCTAATAGTGCATTCGCAAACAATGTAGGAAATCTAACTGCTGACTCTCCTTCCGATCCCGTCTTTGAAGATACTAATGGTGTCTTTAATGTTACTGTTCAGGTCTCTACATTTACAAGGAACAGAATCAGCGTTCTCCTAGGATCTGTAACAGGATCAAACAACACAAATGGCACTATTATTCTACAGAGAGTTGTTGGAGCAGCAACTACAGACATCTGCACAATTAAGTGTCCAGATCCATCTGTAACTGGTATTGTTCCTATTGCATTTGATTTTATAGATGTTCACGGAGAAGATACAGGATCTAATATTACATATCAATTGAGTTTGGTGTTGAATGTTGCTGGTACTAGAACTGTATCGGAAACTAGTCAAATGTTTGTTACCGAAATTTGAAATAAATAACTAAACGGAGAGATCTCAAGAAATGGCAATCTTATTCCCAGATACCGCTGGTCAACTAACAGACGGTTCATTTACACACACCGAAGGTGGTTTAACCTGGATCTGGAATGGAACCAGTTGGAGATCTAGTGGTGGAACTCTTGATACATATGTGCTACCAACAGCAAGCACCTCTGTATTGGGTGGCGTCAAAGTAGATGGAACTACAGTTACGATTAGCAATGGTGTAATCAGCTCCGCTGGTGGCGGAGGAGGTGGTGGTGGAGGCACCAGTCTAGGAAGTAGACAAACTTTTAATGCTTCTACCAGTGCTGCCCACGCAGATAGTACGGCAGAGAATATTACTATCACTGCATACAAAGGTTATGCATTGTATAAAGTCAAAGTAGCAGAACCAGCATGGGTTTCTCTATATGTAAGTTCTGCGGCTAGAACTGCAGACGCAAGTCGTGCTATTACTATGGATCCCACACCTGGTAGTGGTGTGATTGCAGAAGTAATTACGCAATCTACAAACGAAACCGTATTATTTACACCAGCAGTCATTGGATACAATGATGACGCCACTCCCAGCACAAACGTGTATCTCAAGGTTCAAAATAGAAGTGGATCTACACAATCTATCAACGTGGAACTAACGGTAACTCAACTAGAGGCATAAAATGGCGAAGGTATTACTGGATGTAATTCTTGCAGAGGGAACTGATAAGCAAGAATTCGTAGATAGCTTCAATGCCGATACTGAAGCAGATTGGTGGAATATGTTGGGCAGTATGCCCAACTTAATTGTCATGAATGTTGAGGAAGATTACATTGAAACCTTTCGTTCGCATTCTTCTGTTATTCAGGCAACAGAGATTCCAGAAGCAGTTGAAGCATCTACTCCACCTTCAACAGAGGGGATGAGTAAATGGTTTACTGCTAGTACCAGTTCTTCGCACAGAGATCCATCTGGCAACGGAGAGGACAATGCTCCTGTGCAGTTCATCTACGATGCCGATCAAATCTTACCAACTGATGTTAGTGGAACACCTATCAGTGTAGGAACAGATGATGATTCTTTTTCTACAGGCAAAGAAGAATGGTTTTATCAGAGATGGACAGGAAAGCACGTTGATATTGTAACTCTAGAAGTGGGACCCGTTTCCAGCTCTTATTCTGGTTTGCATGATCTTCATCCAGACTTTGAAAAGCTACCGAGTGAAGATGATTCCCACGAAAGATCAGATCCTTATTGGTATCAGTGTACAGCACACCCCAATATGAAGAATACTATTACGATTGATCCTGCGGACGGAACCAGACAGTCGTATAATATTTCTGTATCTTTTGGTGGTTCTGGTATCTACACTTTAAGTGGATCGGATAGAAATGGAGTTATCAATGGAAGCAATCCTCCGTTATTGTTTCAAGAAGGAGATACTGTATCTTTCAGTGTAAATGCCTCTGGTCACCCATTCGAGATTAGATATGGCGATCAAGGAAATGCAGTGGATGATGGTAGTGTCCAAAATAATACTAGTGATTCTGGAGATGTAATCTGGACATTAAGAACAGCATCTAGATTCATTCCAATAGATTGGCCAGATCTAGAGGATACTTCAAATAACCAAGTCGCCAATGGTAATAGCGGATTCTCTAATCATGGTATTGGTGTCTTGAGTGCTGCTGGCGGATCTATCTGCGGATTTGCAAAGAAAGCAAATCTATATGCGATGTACCTAACTAGTGGAGATACACCCACAGAATGTATTCAAGCCGCTATCGATTGGCATAATAACAAACCAAACAATCCAGAAACAGGAGTTCCCAATCCAACTATCTTGATTGCAGAATATCAATATCTAAATGATAGAAGATATGGTATTCCAATTGATTCTGTTTCCCAAATCAACAAAGCAGATGGAACAGTAGTAAATAGACCAGGTGCTAGCTGGGGAACAGATTATTCAGAATTTGTAAAAGAGAATATTATTCCGTGGAAAGTATATGCACCAGACACCACCGCTTCCGAGTGGTGTGTAGTCATGCCAAACCAGTCTGAATATTCTTCCTTAAAAACAGCTCTGGACAATGCATGGAATAATGGCATCGTTTGTATCAACGCTGCTGGTAATAATGGTGGAACATATAATAAACAGAACAGTCAGACAGATACAAGTATAGAAGTTGATGCTGGTCCAAACTATCGCAGAATTAATATCAGTTGGGGTAATAGTAATTCCGCAAGTACATCCAGTACAACCACTTATTATCCATTTAAATCATACGGTCCACATGGTGTAGAAAGCAACATCGATGTTGCTGCTGGATATAATTCTGAAGATTATCCTGGACTGGATGGTTATACAAATAGAGGACCAGGTATTGATATTGTTGGACTAGGTTCCAACACTTATACAGCATACCAGTCTTCCACATATGGAAATTACAAATGGGGTATGTTCTCTGGAACTAGTTGTGCTACACCAACTGTTGTGGGAAAGGCAGCATGTATCATGGAAGAATACTTCTGGTATAACAATGCTTGGCCAACACCAGATCAAACGAAAGAATTGTTACTATCTAAAGCAGCAAACAAAGCTCGAGGATTTCTTTCTGGCGGAGCTAATTTTACCTGGTCTAATGTTCCCAGCGCATCTGGTGCATCTTTGAGCAATGAAATTTCATTTAGTAATTGCTATATCTCATCTGGTACTGGCGCAAACGGTAGTTTTAAATATACAGAACTAACAGGAACCACACATTTGAGAGCATACTTTGACCCTCAAGACTGGCACGCTCATCCTTATGAGATGAGAATTAAGCATCATAAGAAGAGACCTAGTAGTCAGGTATATAGTGGACCAACATACCCCAGAACTAACAATGCTATAGGTCGTCACCGTATGGAGTTACCAGATCTGACATAAATATAGATACTTGTTATATTCAAATGGATAATGCACAGTTGCGAGCTGAATTTGAAAAGCAGTTTGCAGATTATGATCTGAAAATCAGAAAAGGTGAAGAAGAACTTGCCAAGATGCGTGAATATCGCACTAAACTAGAAGGCGGTTTGGAAGCACTCAACCTATTAGAACAGGGCACCGATGGCAGCGATACCAGTCAACATACTGATTGATAAAGGAGCAGACTTCGCAGTCACCTTTTTCATCACTAATAAAGATGGCACTCCACTAAACATGTCGGGGTACACTGGTGCTGCTGCCATGAAGAAAAGTTATTCTGCAACAACTTCAGTTCCATTCACTCTAGATTTTGTTAACAGAACTACAGGAGAAATTGCTCTGCTGTTAACAGATACAGAAACATTGGCATTGGATCGTAGGAGATATGTTTATGACATTGTTCTTACTGACCCCAATGGGTATAAAACTAGAGTCATTATGGGGAATGCAGAAGTAAGTCCTGGAGTTTCCTGATGGCACAGTACAACGTCAGGGTTGGTAATAATGCATATCGTGTTGGAAAGCAATTACCAACACAACATAAACTTGACGTAAACTACCAGATTCCGTCGAAGTCAGTACAGTATTCAAATCTTTTGATTGAATCACTGGCATCACAATTTGATGGAACACAAGATACATTCAGCATCGTTGTTAATGGAGAACCGTACACTCCATTGAACGAGGAGCAATTGTTGATTTCGATTGGCGACACTGTACTGTCACCTGGAATTGACTATATTGTTTCTAACGATCAGATTGTTTTTAGCACACCACCATCTGCTGGTGTTCAATTCTTCGGAGTGGCATATGCTACTACCGCAGACTTAACCAGAACACTTAACTATGTCATAGACAGTGGTTCTTTCCCTATGGGGAATGGTCCAAAAGGAACTATGACAGTTGATGTCACTGGTATCATTGAGTCTTGGACTATCCTTGCAGATAGCGAAGGTAACATTGAAGTTGACATTGAGAAGTGTAGTTTTGATGATTTCCCCAACTTCCAATCTATATGTGGTACTGAACGTCCCACATTGGGAGTCATAAATAGTAGTACGGCTAGAAAAAACAAAGATGATAGTCTGTCTACCTGGAACACTACGGTAAATGCGGGAGACATCTTCCAGTTCAAAGTGAACTATTCGATCAACATTTCACGATGCATGATCTCACTAAAACTGAAACTATAAATAGTATTCGATATAAATAAATTTACACCGAGAGATAAACACGGAGAGTTTACATGGCACTGCTAGTAACCGACAACGGTGAAATTGATTCTCTACGTAATCTGCTGAATGCAAACCAGGAGATTCCTAGAAATCTAATTCTTAAGTTGTTCTGCACAAACACTACTCCTACGGAGAGTGACACCCCATCCCAAACAAGATATTATGAGCCATACACCAACAACAACTCGTTGGGTTACGGTTCTGCACCTGTAACGGGATATCATCAAGTTCAAAATAACAGAACTGATCAAGATTATTCTAACCAGTATGGCATTCTTTTGAATGGTAATACCTGGTCAATTAACACCCTTTCTACTGCTGCAACCCAGGTATCTGGTAGTGGCACAACTGGTGAGTACCTAATCACCGTTGCTTCTAACACAGGTATCAAGAAAGGCGATTATGTTACTGGTGGTTCTGTCGGCACTGGTGCATACGTTGTAGATATCGACGGTCTAACTCTCCTCTTGAGTGTCAAGAATACTGGTACATTCTCCAACCAAAACCTAGACTTCGGCGCTGGTAGAACGACTGCTTCCTATCCAGAGCAAACCTTCACCTTCACTGGTGCTGCTGGTGATGTCTATGGTTACATGCTTGTTCGTGCGAACAACATGCCTACTACCATCCATGGTGTACTCGACGCTGGAACCGCTGCTGCTGGAACCACTATCAGCAAGACTGGAATCCGTGGTACTATCGGCAATGACTACATTGTTCTTGCTGCTATCACTAACACCACTACCATTACTGGTACTTCTGGTGAGTTTGACATCACTGTCGGTGCTACAACTGGTCTCGCTCCTTATCAGCGTGTCACTGGTACTGGTATTGCTCCTGGTGCAAGAATCGTTGGTATCGCAGGAACCACTGTTTACCTAGACAAAGCAAACGTTGGTGCTGTATCTGGTAACGGTACATTCCAGACTGAAGTTGGCGAAGACCTCGCAGTCGGTATGGTAGTTTCCCAGACTGGTACTGCTGGTGTTATTGGTGGTGCTCCTAATGGCATCGATGCTAACACTGTTATCACTGGTATCGATCACGTTACCTATGATGACGCTGGTGCAGTATTGGAAGGACAAGTCACTGTTTACCTGAACAATGCACTGATCGACAACATTCAGCCTTCTAACAACAATGACGAAGTTGAATTTGACTTCAGCAAGGTAACTGCAACTGCTCACGGTCTCGTCAAGGGAGACACCATCTACATCGATCAAGGTACTGCTAACACCACTACAACTGCTAGCACCTACACCGTATTTGATGTAATCGACGCAAATACCTTCACTACAACTCCTGCGCTTGACGGCACTGGATCTCTAACTCTTTACAGCGCGATCTTCTTCGCTGAAAGATTTACGAATGGTCCATACGCTATTCAAAACGCTGGTGACCAAATCAAAGTCACCCTGAACGTCAGCCTCGACTGATCTTCTGAAATTGAGTTCTACATTATGGGGGGATTGCTTCACTGGCGATCCCCCTATTTTTTTAACTTGGCTGTAGTCTATGGTATTCTCCTACGCTGGATCTGGAAGAATGCCCCAGTTCAATGCTGTTGAGGCACTGGGGTTAATTTCTTACAGCTATACAGCGGCGGTACTAAACGAGTTTATTAAATTAGATTTTGGTGCGGTTGGGCTCCCCTATTGGGTTATTGCAGACCACGCAAACAAAGTCATCGAAGATTATAAAGATGACCAGATAATCAATCTTGTAGAAGGCGGCGGAGTCGTCAGCACGTTTGATTACGGTAGCATCACAGAGGTACAAGCGGTAGCGTCTGACGATTGGGGTCAGATTACCGATTCCTCTAACATCGAAGCGATGGGAAGAGTACACTTCACGTCGCTGTCCACCTGGTCTGTTATCAAGACCTGGGTTGGTTCTGGTACGGTATTCGAGTTCGGTGGATCCAGATACAGACTGGATGCTCCATACATCGTTTCTGGAACACTGTGGGTTGCTGGCACTGCCAACACTCATTATGTACCTGCGATTGCT